TTATCGGCAGGCGCTTCAAGCAGTAACGTTGAAGTTACTGTCGATACACCTGCCCAGCAGTTCGCCATTGTCAATACAGGTGAGAACGCTGTAGCCATTGCATTTGGAAGAACCAATGCAGTTACAGCGGCATTCCCGACATCAGGCAATGCGCAAGATGTGCATGTGATACCGGCTGCTACAAGAGTAGTCATTACGGGTATTCAAGCCTCTACAAGCAATACCGTTTATGTTGCAGGCATTGCTGCTAGTGGCACATGCGTCTGTTACATCTGCCCAGGAGAGGGATTGGCATAAATGGAAATCTCGATGTCAGTGGTTGTGCAGGCATTGATTGGTGCTGCCGCTGGAGCCTTTGGTGCTTATGTGGCGATTCGATCAGACCTAGCAGAACTTAAAGCAAAGGTTGAGCATCTCCATCTAACGGCAGATAAGGCTCATACCCGCATTGATCAAATCCTGAACAAATGAATTGGAGTGATGTCCTTAAGGCTGTCATACCCGTCATTGTGGCTTCGCTTGCATGGCTACTAGGACAGGTCGCTGACTTCTCGACAAGACTCACAAAGATCGAAGGCGCTATGCCTGCCTTGATCACAAAGGAAGGCGTACCTACTGACTCTCCTATATCTGCCGAGAAAAGAGCTATACAGAAAGAGCAACTCATGCAGCATATCAACGAACTTCAAGTCAAAGTTAGACTGCTTGAAGAGCGTGAAAAGATGGCTAGAAAGTAATGTTTGAATTGCTATCAGGTGGCTTACTAGGTTCTATCTTTGGTGGCCTGTTTCGGCTAGCACCAGAAGTGCTGAAGTTCCTCGATAAGAAGAACGAACGTCAGCATGAACTCAACATGTTCCAATTGCAGACTGATCTTGAGAAACTCAAAGGTCAGTATCGTATGGAGGAAAAGTATGTTGACTACAGTGTTCAGCAACTCGATACGATCAAATCGGCCTTTGAAGAACAGGCTGAAACGGCTAAAGCAGCAGGTAAGTTTGTGGCTGGAATCTCAGCACTGGTACGTCCAGGAATCACCTGGGCATTATTTACTATGTACGCAGCAGTCAAGACGGCTTCGCTTGTTCTTGCATTTCAAACGGGTGCGCCTTGGGCAGAAGTCTTAGTCAAGACTTGGGATGAAGACGACTTTGGTTTGTTCACGATGGTGCTTACCTTCTGGTTTGTCGGTCGCAGTATAGAGAAGTACAAGTGAATGAAGCGATTGAGCTTGCCACAAACGTACTCATCAAACCCTTTGAAGGCTACGCTAAACGTCTTCCTAATGGTGATTGTTGCGCTTATCCTGACCCCGCTACTGGCGGTGACCCTTGGACTATTGGTTACGGTTCTACTGGCCGTGATATTAGGCAATACACTGTCTGGACAAAAGAGCAAGCTGAAGATGCCCTTCAGAAGCATGTCAGGTACTTCACATCAGGGTTGGTAAAACTCTCACCCAGCCTACTGCAAGCAACGCCTAGACGCTTTGCAGCAGTCATCAGTTGGGCTTATAACTGTGGCCTTGGCAATTACCGCATCAGCACCTTTAAGAAGCGTATAGACGCTAGCAATTGGGAAGGTGCGGCCATAGAATGCGTGAAGTGGAATAAAGCAGCAGGTCGCGTACTACCAGGGCTAACAAGGCGTAGGCAAGCTGAAGCACTGATGATGAGGTAGGCATGGCAAACCCAATAGCAAAGACCACCAGAGGCAAGGGCAGGCACTTCCAGTCTGTCTCTGAAGGTGGTGGCATGACAGAGGCCGGTAGGAAGGCTTATAACAGGGCTACAGGCTCCAATCTGCAAGCACCTGCACCTAACCCTCGAACGCCTAAAGAACGTGCCAGGAAGAAGAGTTTCTGTGCGAGATCAAGATCATGGTCTGGGCCAAGAGGCAAGGCCGCTAGAAGACGTTGGAGGTGTTAAATGAAACCAGGTTTGTACGCAAACATTGCAGCCAAGAGAGAACGTATCAAAGCAGGATCGGGTGAGCGTATGCGCAAGCCTGGTGCTCCAGGTGCTCCCACCGCCAAGAATTTTCGAGAAGCGGCAAAGACGGCCAAAAGAAAACCCCGTCGCTAGGACGGGGCAAAGGCTCGTCGTGAGCCAACTTGAGGGGTGGAGCTATCTGCTGGCGCTTGCTCCCAGCGCTAACCTAGTGGCAGATTCACCGGAGACATTAGAGTTCATTCTGCATGAGCGTGATGGCATCGTCAAGCGTGAAGATCACTAGACTCTCTTTACCATCTGCCCTGCAAATCACGACTGGCATCTTCTCGCCTTTGGCTGACACCTTGGCTTGTTCCATCCATTCGTAGAGTGCAATCTTCCTGCGACGCTTGCATTCGATCATAAACGGGCCTAAATCGATGTCTGAGCCACCATCTCTTGCTTGCCCTAGTACACGAGTTACTTTCGTTCCCAATCGATCTGAGAGCGCATTACAGACCTCTCGCTCATAGCTTGCACCTCTGGTCTTGCCTAGCTTGCTCAATCACGTTCTCCTTGCAAGATTTTCCAGGCTTCTTCCCTGACGACATTCTCTACGCTGTAGCCAAAAGCATCAGGGTCGAGCAAGGCTTTGATGAACATTTCTCTTGTCTTGAGTTTGTGATCAGTTCTTGCCAGCATCGCTCGTAACTCTTTGGTGAGTTCATAGAGCGTATCCAGTTTGGCTAGCAACTCTTCACGACTGATCTCATTCATGGTGCACCAACGTTAAACGGATTATTAAAGAACCTGTTTTCTATCGTAATACGGGTCTTGGTGAACTTGATAGGATTCTTAACAGGTTCTTTCTCTACAGGTTCCCAACTGGCAAAAGTGTAGAAGCGCTCTGTTACGCAATCGATCTTTTGTGTTCGCTTCTTGATGTGACCTTTGTAGAGCAGTGCACGAATGACGTACTTGACTGTTGGACTGCCAAGCCTGGTTTGCAGTTGAATGTCCTTGAATGTGGCTTCAGTCTTTCGCTTGGAAAGATACTTAAGCACTTTCAAGTGAGATTCTGTCAGTTTTGTCATGCCATATCCTCCCTTACTGCTTCGTCGTAAGCAATGTACTTACGCTCATCGACTCCCTTCAAGGTTTCATAGGTTGTGAACTTGTAACCGCAGGAAACGCATCTTCTCCTGCGAGTCACCCAGGTATCTTGCAAGGTGTTGCGGTTGTAGTAGCGTCGTGAGTCCAGCACAACGCTATCGTTCAACTGCCCTTGCTCAGCGCACTTAGGGCAGATCATGATCAGAACGGCACATCTTCGTCTGAACGCATCACTTCCCTTGCCGGTGCTGGCATATCACCAGGCTTCCAATTGTTGATCTTGAGGCTAAATAGCTCACCCCAGGTACCACGCTTGACCCAGCCTGCAATCTTGATCTGCTCACCTGCTTTGTAGTCCTGATCGCAAATGATGTATCCATCCCAGTCAGGTGCTTTCTCATGCTTCTTGTTCTTGACTGGGAAGAAACTACCTTGACCTGGGCCATTCTTGTAATTACTTGAACTCATGATTTCCTCACTAATTGATACTCGGCAAATGATTTGCCATTTCGATTGATGGTGTGAGTCACAATCGTGTGACCCTGCTTTCTTAGTTCTTCGACTCTGGCTGCAAGTCTTGTTGAACCAATCTCTGCATAGGCTTGCAGTTGCGTGAGCGTGCCTTGTTTCAAACGCTCAAGCACTGCCTGCGTCTGCGTCAATTTAGAACTTCCAGATCGTTCTCCATCGCATCCAGAGTCACTACCTTTTTTGGGATAAAACCCTCGACCTCATGATCGTGACAGCGCTTCTTCCAACTGATGGCTGCAACCCCGCTAAAGTTATCGAAGGTTTCATAGTTGACCCGAAAGAGGGACGCTAACTTAGCGTTCTTCTCCTCATTGCTCATCTTCTTGCTATCAGCAATCTTGCCAATCAGCCCAAAGAAGTTGTTCTGCCACTCGATTTCATCCTGGTGAGAGCTGTAAACCTTGGCTTTATCACCTTCAGGAACCATCAGTTTGTATTTGCCTTCAATGACCTCAGCAACCTGTGGCACTGGTATATCAACCGGCATATGGATTGGCGCAGCGACAGCCCCAGGAATCGTCTCCACCTCAGTCTCATCAAGCATCCCCAGTCCGCAATGAGCAAGCACCGTGCGTCTAATAGCCTTGGTTGTAGCTTTCATCAAGGAGTTGGCAAGCTTTTCTCCTGAGAGTCCACCGATGTCCACAGCACCTTGATTCTCTGTAATTCTTCCATCCTTGCCAGTGACTCTTGCAGAAACGATATAGATTGTTTCAACTCGCTCTCGGTTAGTGAGCGTAACGGACAGTCCGTGCACACTAGATAACTGTTGCGTGGCACTAGCGTTTGCGTACAGGACTTTCTTTCCGTTAAGCAAGAGCACATCAAAAGGTTTTGCACTTGGGTCAAGACCGACTGTTGAACAACGATAGTTGTAGTAGCTAACGAGTTGGTTTTGATCAAGAGCACTTAAGTCTCCCTTGGTAACGATTGATTCAATGACTTTGACATCGAGTTTGTTTGGATCGACTAAATTACTCATTTGATTAGAAACCTCCGTGAGCCAGGTTGTTCAACGATGTAACGCTCATAGACTTCAGGCATCTCTGCTTGCAGTAACTTTGGGTCAAAGCGTTTGGAAGGTTTGGCAGAGTTCCATGTTGCAAGCACCTTCCCATCAAACGTAATGAGTGAGCCTGCTTCTTTCATCTGCCCTTGAATCAAACCTTGTAGCTTCTCTTCGGCCTCCTCGAACTGCTTGATCTGGTTTTTAATAGCCTTTAATTGCTGGCAGGCTTGCTCTAGTTGAGCATTGGCTAGAACCCCAGCCGTCGTGGATACTGGGAAGAGTTTTCTTGCCGCATCCACCGTAGTCGCGTTTGGAGGCTGTTTGGTCTGTACTGAGGCCCATAGCTCAGCTTCCATGCGTATGAGCGCGTCTTTCTCATCGTCTGATACTTCTTTGTCAATAAGCACCAGTTCTTGCCCCCCAAAGAGCACCGCAAGTACGACACGCTGTACCCGATGTACCGTAGCTTCATGAACACATTGCGCTGCGTCGGCAGCAGGCATAAGTGAAGTCTCTGCATCGTATTGGTTCCGTTTGCTCTGGTTGTAGTTCTTCACCTCGACCAATGTCTTGCCATCAGCAGAGATGAAATCAAAGTGAGATGCCATCCATTTGTGCTCAGGATGAAATAACTCATAGTCAGCTTCTTTGAGTTCCATCTTTAAGCGAGCACCAGCTTCTCTGCCAATGATCTCTTGCAGCTTCAGACCCCACTGCACTGCTTCTATGTGGCTTATGTCTTCACGCTCTGCCTGTCCGATCTTTTCCAAATAAACGTCGGCAGCATAGCCAGAGACGATCTTGCGAGCATCAGTGGCCCAAATAGCTCTACGTCTTGACTCAGTGTCAAAGCTAGTCATGCCTCCTCCTTATGAACAACGTAAGATTTCAACGTCAGGCCCAACCAAGCAAGTCTTATAAGACCCTTTACCCCAGTGCTCACTGGCCCATGCAGTAATCGCTCCTTGAAGCGCTCTTGGCTCAAAGTCAAAGTTTTTGATAGCAACAACATCGCCAACTTTCATGTCTTTGATAAGCGGATGGAAAAACTTGTGCATCGTTCCTGGAGGGTACTTGTAAGTCTTGCTAGTCTTTTTAGGTTCGACTACAGCAAGCGTCCCGTACTCGTTTCCGTCTTGATCGATCACCTTGTACTTGCAACCTGATGCGTCAAGCAACTTGATTGCTTGAGAAATGGTGCGTTTAACGATCTCTGGAATCATATGCCCACCTCATCAAAGCAAGTAGAGATGTCTTTGCGAACTTCTCGGTTCTTAATGACGTTGAGCATGTGCTTCAGATCTTCTGCCTCTTTGAACAAGCGTTCAATGACATTGACCTGGTACTCAGACAAATAGCCCCAATCACCTGCCAGCACTCGTTGAAGATTTGCTGCTGACTCAATCACATGGACTGCTTTTAGGCGAATATCAAAAAGATCACCTTCAATTAACTTCAAGTTTTTCATGATTTACCCCTTTGGTTGTGGACTGCAAGATGAATATAACACACTAGGAATGTATGTCTA